TATTGGGATTTGACCAATATACCATTAGAGTCAATGAAAGACCTGATCAAGTTGCTTATAAGAAATATGGCAATATGGGATATGACTGGGTTGTTTTGCTATGTAACAATATAATCAACGTATATGATGAATGGCCCTTATCCGAAGATGAGTTAGAAAGGTATATTGCCAGCACATATGAAGAGGATGCTGATTCTGTCCATCACTGGGTAACTATGAGAATCAAAGATCAGAAGGGAAGAGTACTGGTGAAAGAAGATCGTATTGTGCCCGAAACTTACACATATACCAGACCTGACGGTACACTGGTACCAAAGGATGAGACAGTTAGACCCATTTCTGTCTATGAACACGAAATGATGAAAAATGACTTCAAACGCAATATTTACCTTTTGAAGAAACCTTTCATAAATGGGTTTGTTGAAGAATTTAGCACTTTATGCGGATATCTTCCAAATAGCGAAACTGACCCTACATCGGGAGCTAAGAGATCACTCAATACTACCCAAGAGCAGTTTCAGACCGTTAAACCGTCTTATAACACAAATATCGGTGAAACGAGTTCTATCGAATTTGCTTCAGAGCAAGATTACTCATCTAGGGAGTTTGACACCTCTGGACCGACTATTGAGCAAGGTGACGTATTATCAGATGGTACCACAGTGGTAACTACGAATCAAACTACTGGTCCTCAAGATAGTGGAATTACAAGTAATCAATTTGGATCTAGCGGATATTAAAAAACCTACAGAGCAAAAAAATACCCCCGATTTTTTCGGGGGTTTTTCTTGTTCAAAAATCGAAATAATATACGAGTTAGCGTCTACAACGCTCCCACTCAATCACATCACGTCGCTCATAATATCCTGGGATCCATGTGTTGCCATGACCTAGGTAATGACCTGGTACCCAGTATTTCTTTGTGATTGTAACTTCACATCTCCTACGATATGGACCGTAATGTGGATGTCCATGATGGTGGTCATACCTCCAATCATGCCAATGTCCACTTCCATGATCGTGTCCATGATGATAAGATTCTACAAACGGCTCCCAAAACTCATTCCAAGTTAGTGCTTCTGCACGGACTGGTAGTGTACCAATAAGCAGAAGTGGGAGCAGTAGTAGTTTCTTCATTAGTCTTCGTTAGCAAGGGCAGCGAAGTAGGATAAATCAGGTGAATCACCTGCCTCTTCAACTTCCTTTATCTTAGCACCGAAACCTGACTTTGTGGGTGCAGGAGGGTCCGCTTTGACAACTGGACTAGTAAGAGGAGCTAGTTCTTCATCCTCTTCGTTGGTTTGAACCACAGGTCTTGTTGACTTGTTAAGCACAATATTCAAACGTGCAGATAAATCCTCGTAGGATTTGAAGTTCTTAAGATCAGTAAATTCTTTAAGAGAATACTGTGACTTCCAAACCTTTTCAAGATCATCGTCTTCCAATCCTCCTAACACTGAGGGAGCATCAAACTCACTCTTATCATAATTCCAGTAACCGCCTATAGTCTGGATCTTGATTTTGAAGTTAGCACCCTTCCAAAGATCGAAGGGGTTGATTGGAGTTTCATCTTCAAACTGTGGTTGCATCGCTGATGCAATCTTGTCATGAATTTTCTTACCATACTTATATAAGAATACTTTACCTTCATTCTCAGGATGAAGTTGATCCTTAACGACATAGATGTTGCTGTAGTAAGAAAGCTTACGCTTCTGCTTACGTGCAGTATCTTTGTCTGCGTCTAGTCCACTATTCCATAGCGTCCTATTTAATTCACCGACAGGATCCTTTTGGTTAAGTGTGGTGAGAGAATTCTCAATGTACCAACCACCTGGTCCTTGAAATGCATGACTCCATACCTGTGCCCAAGGGAGATCTTCTCCGTCTGGCTCTGGTAGGAAACGGATAACAGCATAACCGTTACCACTCTTATCTACCTCTGGTTTCCAGAGTCTTTCGTCTGGACCCCTTCCTTGAGGTTTGGAAAGGTTTTCAATCTGTTGTGTAAGCTTAGCAAACTTACCAGACTTGCTCTTTAATGATGCAAATGACATTCGTATTTGTCTCCGAAATTGTATTGTGATATTGCTACTGGATTATAGTAGCACGACTATTTAGGCTTGTCAACACCCTGATCTTTAAGATCATTTCTCCATTGACGGAGTTTATCCTCCATCTGATCTAACACTATATTGAGGTTAAGACCACCACTATACTCGGTGGACATCATCTCGATCCTCTTCTTGATTTCCTTTGCAGAGTCATCATCTTGTAACTCATTAGCCGCCAACTGTAGACGTGCATAAAATACCTTCTGCTTTGCTACTAACTCTAGAGTCTTCTCAATGTGCTCTAGTCTCTCATGTGGATTGAAATCCTTCAAACCAGCAGACATCTTCAAGAGTTCTGTATAGCACTCTTGAATTGACTCTAGTTCCTTTTGTACTACGTCTGATTGAAAGAAATTGTCATTCATAGGTTTAAAATGCCTTTGCTTGTCCTTTTAATGTAGTTTAATTGCTGTGCATCCCATTTGATCTTGTCTTTTAATGGTTTCGAGATCAGTTTACCCACTGTCTCCACCTCAATCTCAAACTCTTCACACACTGAGGCTACACCCTCGATATAATTTATAAGACCATTGCTGTCCTTTACCCTGTCCTCAACTAGAGAGGTAAACTTACCCTGTGTCATAAACTTTTCTTCAATTTCTTTCATTGTATAACTTTAATATTAAGGTGGGAAACACCACTGGAATTAATCAGTCCTGTTGGGAACCAATTCGCTGCTACTGTTATTCTGTCACAAGTACCGAGATTAGGGGTAGCATTGTGTCTAATAGTAGGTGGGAAGACAATGTACCTGCCAGGTACAGTTGGTTCTTCATGAGTTAGATTGAAGTTATCATCCCAGTTTGCCGAATCAAAGGGCCAGATGTTACTCTTATCATAGTATGGGTTAGGGTAATACCACTTGGTACTACCACTATCACCTGATGCAAAGTAATTGCTACTCATAAAGCAGTTAGCATGAGTGTGGTCATAGAAGTAGTCACCTCTCTTATTTAGATTTGCCCATGCAGAATTACATACCATCTTATTCGGTATACCCATCTCATCACACACTTCGGCCATGCAGTCTTGCATCCAGTCGAAAAGATAAGCGAGGTCTGGGTTGTTGTAAAGGTCACTCCCACCTGGAGTCTGATCATGATGGACACCTTTCCACATTAGATTGGTGTCATTCATTCTCCAAGGAAGTGCTGCAAGTATCTTACGAGTCTCTTCAATCCTATCTGGATTGATATCAAACTTAAAGAAAGGGATGCCTAATACTTCCTGCTTCATGCTACAGTCTTCTCATTGTGATAGTCTCTTATCCAATCGATAAGAGTGTCTATGTATGGTATTTTATCATACTTCTCGACAACTTGCATGCTTCCGTCTTCTGCTACTGATATTGTAACAAGTTTGTCAACCTCTACGCCAGTCTGCTCGTAATACATGTAAGCATACGCTGCTTCTTGGACAAAGAACTTATCAAGGTGCTCTTCCTTCTTAAGATTCTTTGTGGTCTTGAAATCTATAATAGCAAGCTCGCCATCAAACTCAGCAATGCAATCAACACGACCAGCAATGAATAGGTTGCGACTATAAAGAGGGGCTTCAACAGCATGAATATTATTGATCCGATCAAGAGTCTCACGAGCAGACCTAAAAAGGTACGTGGGAAGACCCTCGCTCTTCTTATCTTCTTCCAATTCATTTTTTAAATACTTCTCCACTAAGTTATGGTACTGTGTACCTCGCCATGCAGATGAACGTCTGATCTTCTCTGCTTCAGCAAATCCAATACGCTTCTGCCATGCTAGTATACCATGCTTGGAAGCATTACTACACACTGTGGTGACACTTGGACACCATTTGTCATCTATTTTATAGAATCTTCCAGAATCAACAGTCCTACTCTCAACCTCCTTAAGAGGTTTAGCAGGACCAACATAATTAAACATTAATCAAAACCCATTTCATGTTTGCAGATGAGGTAGTCTCGAATGAAACCAGACCTCACGATATCATTGATACCGAACTCAACACAGGAGAATGATTCCATTGCCTGTGTGATCTTCATGAAGTCTAGCACACCACTCCTCTCGTGTGATTTAACGAGGTCAGACTGTGTGTAATCACCTGAGAATATAATTCTACTATCCTGACCAACACGAGTGACAATACTGTCTAACTCATGGAAGTTTAGGTTAGAGAACTCATCTACTATTATAATGGCTCTGTCAAGTGTTATGCCACGCAAGAAAGAAGTAGACCAGAAGTCTATTGATCCTTGGTTTCTTAGGTTTTCATATAATATTTTAAATGCTCCCTCATCAGGCATGTTAAACATGTATCGCACCATGTTTTTATATGGTGTCTGATATAGGTTAGACTTGTCTTCCTCATCACCTGGTAGGAATCCAATCTCTCTCGTAGGGACAAGAGACCTGACAATATATACTCTATCATAAGGAGAAGATGGTTCCAATACTGCCTGTAATGCGAGGTAGAGACTGATAAATGTCTTACCAGTACCTGCCGACCCATGTAGTACCAGATTCTGGCCATTCTTGAACGCATCAAAAACATCTTCTTGACTAGGTGTCAAAGGTTCGATGACCCTGAGATGCTCAAGGTTGATGGGTGGTTTCCTCTTCATTGCTCTTGACACGGTACCATTTCCGTTACCGTTACCATTTTTCCTTTTCTTTACTGGCATAATTAAGTAAACCTCGAAAGGTTAGCACGTGGATGTTTCTCTTGGACTTTGCTCATTACTTCTTTGAATCCGTCCGATTGTTTCGGATCACCGTATGTAGTACCAGCGACACCTTGACTCCAGTCCTTATCCCAGTCGGGATTTTCCTTTCGCCATTGATCGTATGCACTCATAGTCATGGAGAGTTCTTTCTTCTCTCCTGTAGTTTTATTTATCACAGGGTATGTTGGCATTAGTCTATCCGTAAACAAGGTTGTGTGTCTTCCCATCCGTCATTGTAGTTACAATCACAGTCATCAACATCAGGACACCAGTCAAGTGCCTTAGCAATGATTGGGAAATTACAGATGAAGTGGTCACGACATAGGTTTGCTACGTCCATGTGCTCCTTCTGTGTCCCATTGGCAGTCCGTAATTGTATGTAGTGCATCCAACTACGAGCACTACCAGTCATGTATATCTTAGTGGGTGTTGCTAGAGGGAGAACAAACCTCGCACACTCCTTCGCAATGCCCTTAGATAATAGGTCAGAGTATAAGTCAAGCCCTTCTTGGAAGTATTGTGAAATTCGGCCTTGTAAGAACGCCTTCTCCGTTTCTTCGATGTCATCTATACTATTCTGTCTATTCTTGGTGTCTTGTCTCCTCAACTCAGGTACCTCTGGTTTCTCAAGGAGTGTAGCGTCAGCATATCGCTGACTAAATTCTTGGAAGGTGAATGACCTGTGCCTTAGTATCTGTGCTGCAATACCACGTGTGGTATTGATCTCCAGAGTCATGTGTGCTTGCTCAAAGATAGACCAGTGTCCATGCTTGATACAATACTTTAACAACCCCTCTACTTTAGGGTTGCTCTGATTGTTTGGGTTGGATACTCTTGCGACATATCCAATAGTTTTTTCTGCGTCAGGTGTGACGCTCACTAAACATACTTTAGTCATTCCAGTGTCTGATTACTCCGCTAACAATAAAACAATTAGTGACGAGATAAGTAAGAAAGATGCCAGATCGAACAATGACAATAAGATTATCATACCTCTGGGTCTTCTCATCAGAGAAACTACCCAACGCATACTTCCATATCCTCCATAGTCTAGTCATTCTTCCTCAATAATATTCTTGAGACTACATAGAGTCCCATCGCTGACCAGTAACCTAGGGTTGCCAGTCCAAATATACCTGGTATACATGCATTCCATACTAACATAAGAACCAAGGGTGAGAGAAATATATTAGCAGTTGCTTGCACAACTTGTCTACCTAACTCTTCATTCTTCTCACTCTCAGTCATTTCCTCGACAGGTTTAGCTGCCTTACGAGGGTCAAAATATACAGTCATCCAATAATATCCTCCAATTTAAACAGAGATATAAACTCTAGATCATTATCCTTCCATGTCTGATGGGATTCCATCCTATCAACGATAGCAACGACACGTTTAACAATATAACCTGCGTCACGCAGCACTTTGACTGCTTGCATTGCACTACTACCTGTGGTAGTTACATCCTCTAGGACTGTGATAACTGATCCTTCGGGTGGTTTATTACCCTCGATGTATTCCTTTGTACCATATCCTTTGGCATTCTTTCTCACAATGAGAGCATCAATGTGTTTGTTACCTGTATAGTATGCCTTCTGTGCTACACCACATACTAGAGGGTCAGCACCTAATGTTAGTCCACCCACTGCTACTGCATCTTCATCGATCTCTTTGATCATTAGATGTGATAGGAGTGCGTTGCCTTCACAAGATAGAGTCACAGGTTTACAGTTAACGTAATGCTCTGACTTCTTACCTGATGATAGAAAATATTCCCCATGTTTATATGCTCTCTCCTTCAACAGGTGAAGTAGAGTTGCTCTGTGCAATGTATCAGTCATTTCTTTTTCTTAGGTCGAGGTTTAAGTGGAGACAATGGATTGCTAAATTGTGCTGGTTGTCTGCTGCCTTTAGTGTAAGACATCCTCTGCATACAATGACCAAACATATCAAAGTATGTGTCAAAGATACTAACAGATTCACCCATCACTATGTCAAACCAGGTTTCATCCTTTACCTTTAATTCTAGCAAGTATGCATTAGTTGGCAACGTTTTATCGTTTGCTGCGTCAGGTGTGCAACCAGTCTTGATGATTGAACATCCATTACCTGCTTCATTAATCTGAAGGATCTGATCTTCAGTTAGTTTCATCTACCTCTTCCACCCCATTCGATAGAAGGGAATGCTTCTTGCACTGTTGCTTTAGTGATTCTATATCTCTTGTGCAGTGACTTATTGACTGCCTTTACAACTACCTCTGCTTCACTCTCATGAAGACCTTCAAGTAGTTGGATAAACATACTCTCTATCTTCATAGGTTTCAAGGTGTCGTCTCCACCCACAAAGAATCTATAGAGTTTCTTAGACTCCTTCTCTAGTAGGGTGTGCTCGGTTCCTTTTGGTGCCTCATTCTTACGATAAGGTACGTCCTCTCCAAGTGGGACACGAGGTTTCAAACTCTCGTCATAATTCATAATGAATACAGATCTCAATCCAGGTGTGTTGTTATCCTGTAAGATCCTAATCTTTTCTGCTTTCGTCTTAGCATTATGTGCCTTCTGAAGCACTTCAGAAATCATAAGTCTCATAGTTACTCAGTCTCATCGTCATACATTGTATCATCTTCGTTGTGAATACGCAAGTAGATCAACTCTGATGGATCAACAGGTCCATCTTCGCCCTGCATCTCAGGATGCATAACGATTTGAGCATACTCTGCATTGTCTCTCCACGTGTCAAAGATATCCTTTAGGTTCCATGATACCACAAAACCTAATAAAAAACTACCTATTGTTAGGAAGAAAGCAATGTACATGAATGACATGTCGGACATAGGAATTCTCCCTTACTAATTTTTTTTATTTAGCAGACTTCTTAGGTCTCCCTGGTCTGCGGTGCTCATAGTATTCTTTAGCATCATTTATAACTGTCTCGAAATATTTCCTGATCTTTCTTGCCTGTGGTTTAGGTACGTTACCATATGCCTCAGACATATACTTATCACGTGCAATGTATTGAGATAACTCATCCACTACCTGTGTCAACTCAGTCATAGATGACGAGTCAATTAATTCTTTTGTTTGTTTGCGTGTCCACTTGTTGCCAGTGAGATACGACTTCATATTAAAGAGGAATCTCCCATTCAACATCGCTTCGTCGATAGCTCTGTCGATAATAGTATAAAGCTCTTCAGAGTTGGGGTCCATGTAGGTCATAGATAGGTGTTTTCTCGGAGGTATTTAACAGTTTCAGTGCATCCACCCATTTTATATCCTGCGATGATAACTTGGGGGAAGGTTGCACGTTGACCAAACTCTTGTTTGAACTGCTCCCTAGTAAAGTTAACATCTAATTTGTATTCTGCAAAGCCCCAACCCTTACTTTTGTAAAGTTCTTTAATCTTTGTGCAAAAACCACATCCTTCTCTGGTATAGATTGCGGTGTTTCCTGGTGTCTTGGCCATATTAATAGTAATGAAAAGAAAAAAGGGTCACCTGTAGTGACCCTTTATTTAGTTAGTTATAAGCACTCACTTAGAAAGTGAACTTAACGCCTGCTTTTGCTCCCCAGTTAACTAGAGACTCACCTTGTGCATCTTCGTCAGTAGCACCTGAGATCTCACCGTAAAGTGAAGTAGCATCAGCAAGTGCATAAGCAGCACCAACTTTACCAGAGAAGTCAAGGTCTGTGTCATCAGTAGACTCAGCATGGTTCAATGCTGGACCACCTTGTACGTAGTATGCAATTTTACCTTCAGCACCTGCAACTCCTTCGTAACCTACGTGAAGATCAGTAGAAGCAGAAGAATACTCACCATCAGGGTAAGACAGGTTTGACTCGACATTCACATATGGACCAGCAAAAGCTGCACCAGCGAATACGAATGGAGATGCTGCCAAAGCAGCGATTGTTGATTTAATAGACATGTTTTTGTTTAAGTGTCTCGCATGGGCACAAAAATACCCTGCGGATGATAAGATCCCCGACATGGGATCTGTTTTTTCCAACACAGGGTTACGATAGTTTCGAGTCCTTTGTTAAGAAGTATTTATAATATCAGGACTTGCGGATATCCGTCAAGCCCCCTTGTGACAGTTGTGCTACTGGTACATGTAAGAGGAGTCACCTACATCCACATAACCTTTAGGTAACACGTTGAATGCTAGTGAATACCTCTCATACTGAGAGTAATTCTTTAACACTCTGTGTCTCACATCGCTAGGGAATAATAATATAGTACCCCTTTCAGGGACTATAGTCTCATCCGTAGCATTGTATTCGTTATCCTCGGAAGGAGTAACGTAAACCCCACTAGGAGGATTTACAAACTGAATAGGAGAAGTATTCTTATCGTATTCATCAAAGTATACTACACCACTAAACCAAGAATTGCAATGTGCATGCTCATCTGCTGACCCACCTTCTAATGTGGCAGTGAACCAAGAGGTAGTGATCTGGACATCACAATGGTATCCCAACTCACATATAACCTCTCGCACCTTGCGATAGAAGTAATCGTGCACTGCTTGTTTGTTTTGTAAGACATGCTTGTTAACAGTCACAGCACTACGACCACCCTCATCCTCAGAGAAGTCAAACTCCTCTAGCATGTCCGTGAGAATATCACAGACCTCTGGATTAATCCTTGAGGTTGCTAGGGGTTTTGGAAATAGGGGTTGAAGTTTCCACATCTCTTAACGGTTCCATCTTAATGAATTGCTCATTCAAATTATAATATAATTTATAGTTAGTGGTGTTAACCCAATAACCTTTAATCTCTGACCCATCACAGTGGTATCCATACCCTGTTACTGGTTCTCTCACACCATCAATCTTGAAGGTCTTATTGCTTCCAATGTAAGACCCGTACTTCTCCTCCAAATTAATCATCTTTTTTCTCAGTCTTGGCTAGTTTATCACGTAACTCCTGCTCTTGCTCAGGTGTTAACGTGTTATTTATGTTGTTTTCATCACATTCCTCACGTGGATCAACATATTCGGCCATTGCTTGCAGATTTGCCTCAAGATCTTTAGGCGGTGTCCATGCAGCACCCTTCGGTTTGTAGTCGAGGGACTTCACCTCTGCTAGAGGACTCCTCCAATACTTCTGCATCTTCTTGAGCATCTTCTTCTTGCCCTTCGGATCATCCTTATACTTTTCGATGACCTTCTTGAGAGTCCTTAACTCTCGTGATGATTTCTCTAGAGATCTCTCTGCTCTGATCTCTGATGGGTTAAAGCCTGCCATAATTTAAGGTGGATCTGTACATTGTGTGAGAGTTACTTTAAATCTAACTCTGAATTTTGCTTTGTCGGTACCTGAATACCATACAACTGAGTCTTTATTGTGTGACTCTTGATAGAAGGCTTCCTTAAGACTCCTTCTAACTAGGTCTTCATTCTCCCACCAAGCAAGTTGTTTACCGATTGGGAATGAGAAACCTGCTTCCTGATCAGGATAGTAAGGAGTCTGTGATGGATCCTCACCTGCTCTGTTCCTCATAGGAGGCCATGTTAGCACAAACTCTGACCCTTTGGTGTATCCTTTACCTTTATCTAT